CTTATCTCCGTAGTCCCATCCCTGCCCGGAGATCGCGTTGTAGGCCCCCTGCCCCAGCCCGAGGATGGAGCCGATCACTCCTCCGAGAGGACCCGCTGTGGCAACGCCTGCCGCACCGCCCTTTCCTGCGTCGAACAGGATGCGAGAGATCGTGGCGCCGCCCTTGCGAAGCCAACCTGAGTCCTTATCGGCGCCGCCCCTGGTGTTGAGGAACTCCTCCAACTTGTCCAAGCCGTAGTAGGTTCCGGCACCAAGCGCACCCCTACCGAGCATCGCCATGCCGCCAACAGGGATCCCCTTTGAGAGCCACGCGGGAGCACCGCCAGCGCCCAGGGCTCCGCGAAGCGAGGCGCCCGCTCCGCCACCACCCGCCGCACCACGCAGTGCGCTCATGCCTCCGCGCGCCCCCATGGCACCGATCAGAGCGCTGCCGACACCACCAAGCCCCTGCATCACTCCGCTACCCTGGTTGTCTCCAGCCATGGTCCGAATGTAGGCGTCCGCCTTGAGCAGGTCCTGGGCCATCTGACCCATACTGGTGACGACTTCGGCCATCTTGTTGTTGAGCGCGGTCAGCGTGCTGTTGGCCGCGTTGAATCCATCGACCAGCCCGGCCATGGACGCAGAGATGTTGGTGTTGATCGACTGGTTCTTCTCACCCATCCCGAGCAGGGGGTTGGTGTCCTTGTTCGATGCCGCTCCGGGAACGTCCTCCATGCTGAAGGACTTGCCGGTACGCGTCGACTCTGCCTTGGCGCGAAGGCCCTGCAGCACGATCTGCTTCTGATCATCGGACATGCCCAACTGGTTCAGGCTCTGGCCCAGGAAACCGGCCTGGTAGTCCATGCCGATCTGCGCGTCGGTCGGATTCTTGTGACCCGCGTAGAGAGTCTTGTACAACTGGTTGACGATGGACGTCTGACTCACCGGGTTGCCGCTGTTGTCGCGTGTGCGGATCCCGTACTGGAACAACTGCGAGCCCTGCGCGCCGCTGTAGAAGTTGTTGGCGGCGAGGGCTGCAGAGGTGTTGCTCATACCCAGCGTCTGGTACGCGACACCTGCGGTGCGCATGATCGAGCGCCCACCGACGCTGGTCGGATCCATACCGGTTCGAGACAGGGCCAGGGCGGCGCTCACGTCGGAGTTGACTCCGCTGACGTTCCCACCGAACGAAGCACGCACGACCGTGTTGAGGCGACCCGTGTTGTACGAACCGGGGTTGGCCATGGAGCCCAGGTGCAGCGCTGTCTGACGGTCGACAGCCTGATCAACGGTGGGCACCATGGCGTATGCGGCGCCGAGTGCGTAGGCACCGGCTGCCATCATGTTGCCGCCGACACCACCACCACTGAAGCGGGGTGTGGACCCGGCCATGATGTTGCCGTCGCCACCGGGCGGGGGTGTGGAGAACTGCGCGAGCGAGGTGCTCATCATCGAGCCGCCCGAGGAGACGCCGCCGCTCTTCGGTCCGATGCTTCCGCTCTTGCGACCGATGGACGTCATCAGAGACTCGACCTGACGCAACTGTGTGACGATCTTGCCCAGGCCGGTGGTCGCCTTGTTCAGGCCAGCGTCGACAGGACTGGAGCCGGACATGGAGGCACCGGCCATCGACGATGCGACGGGCTCCTCAGCCATCAGTCAACCCCAATCTGTCTAGCGTCAATGTGATCCCCGCGTTCTCGCGGCTGATCCAGTTATTGCGTTCTCGCCTTGTCAGTCCCTTAATCTCGCCTAGCCCCCAGCCGGGGTAGATCTTCGCGACCGCTGACCACTCGTCCATCAGTGGCTGGTAAACCCGATCACCAAAGGGGAAACAGACCCATGACCGTGAGCGGGAACGTGATCTCCTTGGTGCACTCCGGGCATGCCTCCTTCACTTCGTCGAGGAGAGGGCCCGGGTTGCGCTTCTGGATCTCTGTCAGGATCGTGCTGCGGTCCTTGACGCCGAGTGCACGTACCGAGCGGGCGTCGTGAACCGGGACGCCGTTGATCTCCATGACACAGTTCTCCAGGAGGATCGAGTTCAACTCGGCGTCGGTCTTTCCCTCAGCGCTGAGCACTGCTCGCTGAGCCACACCTGTGGGAAGTGCGACACGTGCGACTCCCTTGCGGAGGACGACATCAAAGACGCGGTCTTCCGAGTCGAGTGCACGGGTCGGGATGTCGTTCATGAGGTCGATCTCGACGTCGAACTTGAAGTTGCACCACGGGCAGTGGAACTCCTCGAACGTGACCGTCGGCCCCCACGTTGCGGCACGGATCGCGACCAGGAGGGCGTTGCGGTCACCGATCAGCAGGGCGTCGATGTCGTTCTGGTTCGGGTGCTCGTTGTCGCCGAGGGATACGACGGCCTGCTTCAGGACGCGAAGCATGGCCAGCGCGGCGTTCCTCTCCTTAGACAGGACCTCCTCGTCGAAGCCGTTGAGTTCACGAACCTCGGCGCGCTGGTCGACCTGACCCGTGAGAGGGTCAAGCACCCCGCCGGGCAGCGATACCGATGTGTCCGGCGGGGTGATGTCCTTGTGCTTCTTCTCTTCAAGTGCTGCCGCCCGGGTCGCCTGGATCGTGTCCAGGAGTTCAGGGCTGATGAAGTCTGTCGGGGTACTCATATTGTCTCCGTAGGTGTGGACCGATTAGTGCGACTTAGAACTGAGGCGCCGTCTGTCCTACCTTGGCTGCCCACTGCTGGTCGAAGCCCTCGTGGGCCAGGGTGATCTGCTCGACGAATAGCGCGTTGTCACCCGCGTTGAGGTCGGAGTAGGCGAGCGAGGTGATCCACGCGTTGTACACACGGAACCGATTCGTCACGATGTCGTTGCTGGAGGCCGTCTGCTCGGCGCCGTTCGCGTTGGCTGCAGAGCCCGACGTCGGGTGAGCGAGGACGAGGATGTCCAGGTTCACGCGGAAGTCGGTAGCCGCACCGAACAGTGAGCCGTCGGGGTTGGCCCGCGAGCCACCGACCACCGAGAACAGGTGACGCATCCAGTCCCAGTTCTGCCGGGAGCCGATGGTCACGCCACGCTGCATCGTGATGGGTGCGAACGTGGTCTGCCCGGGGATCTGGTGGACCGTGGTGTTGTAGCCACCCTCGCGATACGGGATTGACTCGGTGTTGACCGAGAGGCCCGAGACCGAGGTGAAGCCGACAGTCGACGAGAACTTCAGCGACTTCTGGTCGTGCGGGCGGAAGGTCACCAGGAACCGGAAGTTCCTGGTCGGGTCAGTCGCCAGGCTGCCACGGTTGTTGAGGATGGTGGGCATCTATATCTCCTTAGGCCGAGGTGACCGAGGTGGCACCCTGGATCTGGCCCAGAGTGATGACGACGAACTCAGCGGGGTACTCCAGCGCAACACCGACGTCGATGTGGAGTTCACCGTTGGCGATGGTGGAGGCGGTGTTGTTGGTGCCGTCAACTCGAACGAAGAAGGCATCGGATGCGATGGAGCCAGCGAGCCCACCCTGCTGCCACACCTGGGTGAGGAAGTTGTTCAGGGTGGAGAGGACGTCGGCCCACAGGTCGGTGTCGTTGTTGCGGAACAGCGCGAACTGCACGCGGTCGCTCAACTCACGGCGCAGGTAGATCAGGGTGCGACGAATGTTGACGTAGCGGTCTGCCGCCGACTGGTTCAGCGTGCGGGCACCCATGATGCAGATGCCCGAGGTGGGCAACTGACGGATGGCGTTGACCGGGTCGTTGCTGCCGTTGAGCAGGTCGAGGTCCGAGGCCGTGAGCAGACGCTCAGTGGCGACCGGGCCGGTGACCGTGGTCGTGATGCCAGCGGGCGCCTTCCAGACACCAGCAGCGATGTCGTTGCTCATGTACTGGCCCAGCACCGCACCACCCGGGGGCAGGTAACGCACGACCCCAGGGACCGAGGAAAGCGGGTCCGGCACGGCGAGCCAGGGGTAGTAGACGGCGGCGTAGCCGGACGAGGACAGAACGCCCGCGTAGGTCACTGCAGCCGCCGGGGTCTGGCCTGAAGCGGTGTCAGCGACGACGAAGCAGTCGCCACGGTTGGCCGCGTAGGTGATGGCCGCGTTGACGTTGTTGGTCGAGGACGAGCCCGGGATGTTGATGATCAGCGGGTCGCTCACCGCGTCGAGCGTGGCGATGGCCGTGGTGTAGTCGGTAGCCGGTGTGCCGTCCGAACCAGAGGCGAGAGACTTGGCACCCGAAGCGGAGGGCCAACGTGTCGCGCCCGTCGAGGCGGAGCCGAGGTCGCTCGCGACGATGTAGTTCGAGGACGCGTTGATGACGGTCGGGGCGTACCGGTCCACAGTCGCGGTCATCTGCAGGTTGCGGAACGTCTCGATGATGTTCGCCTGTGCGACGCCACCGCTGTAGACGATCACGTCGAAGCCGACGCCCGAGGAGGAGTCGAGGATCTCGACGCGCAGGACGTTGCCCCAGGTGCCCACGTTCGCAGCCGAGATGCCCAGCGTGCTGAAGGGGCGGGGAACGGTGGCGATGGCGGTACCGATGGGGACACCTGTGGTGACCGTACCGGCCAGGGTGAAGGTGTAGGTGGTGGACGTGGGAACGGTGAGAACGGTGAACGCGCCGTTCAGACCAGCCGTCGCGTCCGCACCAGTGAAGCCGCTCTGAGTGACCGTGTCACCCACGAGGAAGGTGTGGGCAGACGCCGTGGTGATCGTGG